CCGATTCGTCCGTCACGGGTTACGCACCGCCGTCCAATCGAACTACGGGTTGGAGGGTCGGTTCGACAAGATTCGCACACCGCACGGTGAGGCGATGCACTATCCGAAGGGTTTCAAACCGTACTCGGACGACGTCATCCAGTTGTGGCATGACGATTGGAAGAAACAGAACCCCGGACTCAAGTCGGCACTGATGACGTTGTATGACGTTTGGGTGTACGACCAACTCGTGTTCGACGACCCAATCTTCGCTTATGTCCCCATCGACCATGTGACCATGCCACCGTTGGTTCACAAGTTCCTTATGCGTGAGAACGTGACACCGATTGCCATGTCTGAGCATGGTGTCCGCATGATGGAGTCCCGCGACATCGACTGCGTGTACGCACCGCACTCGGTCGACACAACCGTGTTCACCCCAACCCATGACATTGACGGTGTTCCGACACGAGAGTTCATGGGCATCAAGGACGACCAATTCCTTGTGTCAATCTTCGCAGCGAACAAATCCAACGGGATATTGCACAGAAAATCCTTGTTCGAAATGTGCATGGCGTTCTCAATTTTCAAACAGACTCACAAAGACGCCGTGTTGTATTTGCACATGGAGGGTTCGAAGGTGTTCGGCGGTTTCAACATCCCGGTCATCACTCAGGCGTTGGGGTTGACGGATAAGGATGTCATCATGGCGAACTCGACACAACTGCGGGTTGGGTTGTCGCAGAAACATTTGGCGGCACTCTATACGGCATCGGATGTTGTGTTGAACGCGACCATGGGAGAAGGTTTTGGTGTCTGTAGCATCGAAGCCCAGGCGTGCGGGACACGCATCATCACGTCGAACTGGACGGCGTCGCAGGATTTGGCTGGACCGGATTCTTTCCTTGTGGACGGTCAACCATTTTGGGATGAGCAGCAGGCTTCGGTATACCAGTTGCCGTTGATTCCATCCATTGCTAACGCGATTGAGTTGGCGTACAAGGAACCGCGTGGCGTGTCCCTGGAGTCCATCAAGTTCGCAAAGAAGTTCGACACGGAAAAGGTTTGGACGAAATACTGGATGCCAATCTTGAGGGATTTCTATGCGACCCCTTGACGACTTCAACAACATTCACGAGGGTCAAACGATTTGGGTGTTCGGTTCCGGTGCAACCCTGGAGTTCCTGGACCCCGCGTTCTTCGACGACAAGGTGTGCATCATGACGAACCTTGTGGATGAACATTTCCCGGTCGCGGAGTTCTACCTTTTCAGCCATTACCATCCGGCAGTGAAACGACAGTTGGACAACCCTCGCATGTTGCACGCATTCACACATGACCTATGTTCTACACGTTGGTCAGGAACGTCACTGTATGGCGAAGGCGAGAATTGTTTCGGTGTGCCCGCACCGGACAACGTGACAATCAACACACTGAGTTTCACCCAACCGCCCGGTTCCCGTTTCGACCCGTACCAGCACACGACCGCAGGTGAACTTGTGTTCGGTTCCTCGTCTATACATGGGTCTATACATTTGGCGGCGCACATGGGGGCATGGAACATTGTGTTGGTCGGTGCGGATTGCGGGACCATCGACGGGGTGAACCGCATCGCAGGTTATCCGGCAGGTCACACACCCTGGCAGTTATACAACAACCACCTCGTCGCGATGAAACATTGGATTGGTGACACTTATGGGGCGAACGTGTATTCGTTGAACCCGTTCGTGAACTTCAACCTTGAGGGTCACACGTTCCAGTGCTCATGATTCCGAACCTCATCATTCCGGTGTTGAACCGGTACGACCTACTCCAAAGGCTTCTCGATTCGATTGACTTCCCTATCGGCGACCTTCTCATCATCGACAACGGTGGTCAGGTCCAGGAACTCCGGTTCCCTGACTTCGTGTTGAACTCGCACATTCTGCCGTTGCCGTCGAACCTTGGGGTGGCTGCGTCGTGGAACTTAGGGTTCAAGTTGTTTCCGCACCATCACAAGTGGTTGTTCGCGTCGAATGACGCCTGGTTTGGTAGGGGTGCCCTTGAGAGGCTCTGTGACGCCCGTAGGGACGAGATAGTACTGTCAGGGGACTTTCCCTTCTGGCAAGTGTTTTCGGTCGGTGACGAGGCACTCACGCGGGTCGGTTTGTTCGACGAAGCCCTAACGCCGGCATATTTCGAGGACCGTGACGCAGAACGCCGTGCGAAACACTTCGGTGTCCCCATCAGGAAGTTGTCGGTCCCCATCGGTCACGATAACTCGTCGACCATCAACTCGGACAATCGGTTGAAACAGTTGAACGCGGAGACCTTCATTAGGAATCAGGACTATTACCACGACAAGGTTGCCCGTGAGGATTACGGTCCAGGCGGTTGGGACCTCGGTCGTCGACGTCTCAATAGTTGGGACGCCTAGACTCTGCCACCGGTAGAATAGACTCGGAGGCTTCACACATGGCAATCACTAACGGTTACGCAACACTCAACGATGTCAAGGCGGCATTCCGCATCACGGACGACGTCGACGACACACTTCTCGAACTGTCCATCGAGGCGGCATCCCGTGAGATTGACGGTTGGTGCGAACGAGTGTTCTATAACGCTGGAACCGCCACACGGATTTACACACCGACGACATCGTTCTACACGGAAATCGACGACCTTATTCAACTGAACACACTCAAAACTTCGACGACCGGCGAATCGTTTGATAACACTTGGAGTGACGCGGGCGACTACCAGTTGGAACCGTTGAACGGGAAGTTGGGCGGTCAGAACTGGCCGTTCACACGGGTGCGTGCAATTCAATCACGCGAATGGCCGTTTGATTATGGGCAGGCGTTGGTTGAAGTCACAGCGCGTTGGGGTTGGGCGAACCCGGCTGCATCTGACGACTATCTCCCCCACCCGGTTGAACAGGCTGCACAAATTCAAGGTGTGTCAATCTTCAAATCTGCTGACGCTCCGTTGGGTATCGCAGGGTTCGGTGACATCGGGATTATGCGGTTACGGCAAGCCATGCACCCTGTCGCTGCTGCGCTACTCGCTCCGTATCGTCGTGACAGTGTGCAGGTTGCTTGATGGCTGCAACTATCGCTGAAGCGGCTGACGGGCTAGAAACACGGTTGGCGACTGTCACAGGGTTGCGTGTGTTTGATCATGTCCCTGATGTGTTCTCACCACCGTCAGCGTTCGTGCTGCCAGACTCCATCAATTATTGGCAAGCGTTCCGTGGCGGTGACGTTGAAATCCGATTCACTGTGACTGTGGTTGTGGGTCGCACTGCGGAACGTGCGTCACAAAAATCGTTGTATGCGTTCATGTCATACAGTGGTGACAAGTCGATTCGTGCTGCGATTGAAGCAGACCGGTCGTTGGGTGGTGTCGTGCAGACCAGCATCGTGGAATCTGCTGAGAATATTCGTGTAGTATCTCAGGGTGATGCCGACTATTTGGCGGTCGATTTCACAGTTGTTGTTCACGGTTAGGATGGGGAACATGGCGAAGTATGTTGTTTCAGGAGGTCGCAGGGTTGCAGGGTTTGCGCCCGGTGACGTTGTAGACATGGACGATTTGCAAGGTGTCGATGTGGCACACTTGATCGCAGCAGGGCATCTCGCCCCGCACAAGCCCGCGAAAGCCGTGAAGGCTGATGTGGAATCCCAACCCGAACCCGCCATTGAAAAAGAGGAGAACTGATCATGGCAAAGGTGCTGACCGATCCGGTCATCGAAATCAACAGCGTTGACCTGTCCGGCAACATCGCGTCGGTCACGCTTCAATCATCTGTCGCTGATGTGGCCACCACCAACTTCGGTTCAGGTGGCAACGTCACTCGTGTCGCCGGACTCACCGACAACAGTGTGTCGTTGGAGTTCCACAACGATTGGGAAGCCGCGTCAGTGTCCGCGACGATTTCACCGCTCGTCGGTGGAACCACCACCGTGGTTGTTCATCCTTCCGGTTCAACCACGACTGCTACCAACCCGTCATATACGTTCACGGTGCTTGTCACTGAGTGGCCGTACATTGATGGTGCGGTTGGCGATCTTGCCACTGCGTCGGTCACTTGGCCGATCAGCGGTGCGATCACCGAAGCCACTTCCTGACGTTAGGAGACTGCCCACATGAATGTTCGTTGGAAAGTCACGATTGTTCGTGACGACCAAACCACTGACACGTTCACTGTTCGACCCAAAACGATTGTGGCGTTTGAACGCCATTTCAAAGTTGGGTTGGCGCAGGCGTTTTCACGCGATCAGAAACAAGAGCATGTGTATTGGTTGGGTTGGGAATCTGAACGTGCAGCCGGGAACGTGGTCAAACCGTTTGATCAATGGTTGGACACTGTTGAGATGGTTGACATCAAAACGGTGTCGAACCCTTTAGGCGAAACAGCCTGACATATGTGATCGCCCAGTTGTCGGTTGAAACTGGGATTGCCCCCAACGATTTGTTGGACGCGCCAGATGGCATGATTGATGCCATGATTGATGTGTTGCATCAGCGTGCTGAAGCACACAAGAAAGCGTTGCGGTGATCAGATGGCAGAACAGGATATTGCACCAGTTGTTCCACGTTATGTGATCAGCGGGTTGCGTCAGGTGTTTCGTGAGGTTCGCAAGTTTGAACCTGCGTTGGTTCGGGAAACGCAGAAAGAGATGCGTGACCGGATGGGTGCCCCGTTGCAACGCACAGCCGGTCAGTTGGTGAAGAATAGTTTGTACCGG